GTCTTCGCGGTCCTCGCTCAGTTCCGGCTCCAGTACGATCGCGGGCTCGACACCCAGATCATCGGCCCGAACCCGGCGAACCTCGGGATGACCGGGACGCTGCCGGTGTCGCCGTTCCAGTGATCGCGGCGCGACGGTGCTTCTTCGCCAACAATGAGGAGTGACCAATGGCCATACGCTTCGCCGGAATAGCGTTCCTGTCGGTCGACGGGAACCAGTATCAGCTTCGCGGCAACTTCACCGTCAGTCCGTCGCCGGTCGAGCGGACGATGATCGCCGGCCAGGACGGCGTTCACGGCTATCAGGAGCTGCCGCGCGTGCCCTACATCGAGGGCGACCTGTCGACGGTGCCGGGTCTCAACTTCGAGGATCTGATCACCCAGGTCAACAGCACGGTCGTCGCGCAGCTCGCGAACAACAAGCAGTACACTCTTCAGGGGGCGACCGTGAAGGGTGGCTTCGAACTCAACACTCGAGACGGCCAGTCCCGCGTCCGCTGGGAGGGGATCACCTGCCTCGAGATCAACCTCGGTTAAAGTCAAGGAGAGTGTGAATGAACGTCGAGCCTAAGCGCGAGGGCTTCGTCGATCCGTCGTCGAGGCCGACGGGGAACGGACCCGTCATCGACAATCAGTTGCCACCGCCGCAGGAGGCGTCGCCGCCGCTCGAGACCTGGCCGATCCGCGTCAAACTCCTCCATAAGCCGGTCCGCAACAATCACGGGGAGCTCGTCCACGAGCTCGTCTTCCGGGAGCCGACCGGCGGTGACATCAACCGCTACGGCAACCCGTGCCGCATCAACGTCGACGGCGAGGTCGTGATCGATGAGCAGAAGATGATGCGATTAATTGCGGCGCTGTCCGGCATCCTGCCGCCGTTCCTCGACGCGATGGACCCGCGCGACTGGAACTCGTGCGCCTATCGGCTGCGAAGTTTTTTCTTACCAGAGGTGGCAGCGTGGTAGGACTGGATGAGACGATGGTTCTCGACTGCTACCGCCTCGCGAAGTACTACTCCCAGTCCCCTCAAGTCTTTCTCGACATGTCGATCGGCGAGGTGAGGCTTCACCTCTACCGAACGATCCAGCTCGATGACCTGATGCGCCGAAGTGCGGAGGACTGACAGTGGCCGAGTCTGAGCTTCGAGTGAGAGTGGTAACCGACTCGGAGAAGATCGCCGAGAACACCAAGCAGCTCCAGGACTTCTTTCGCCAGGCTGGCAGCATCGACCACATCGAGCGGTTCGAGAAGCTAGGTCGGCAGTTCAAGCTCAGCGACGTCCAGATCAAGCAGCTCGCCGAGGCGGTCGGTAAGCCGACGACCGCGCTCGAGGGCTTCATGACCGGCTTCGGGAAGGCCGGGCTCGTTCTCCTCGGCGTCGAGGCCGCCTTCAAGATCGCCAAGGCCGCTGCCGGCGCCTTCAACAGCGTCGCCCAGAGGCAGATCGACATCCAGAACCTCGCCAACCGGATGGGCAACACTCACGCGGCCCAGGTCGACGCCGACACCCTCGCGATGGAGCGCGGGGAGATCGATCACGGTCGGGCGATGGCGATGCTGGAGACGTTCAATCAGAAGCACAGCGACTTTCTCAACCAGGCCACCGGTTTTCGTCGCGACCTCATGGCGGAGGTCGGGGCGCCCCTCATCGAGGTCTACCAGAAGCACTTCGCGGAGCTCGAGCGGGCGCCCGACCTGAGCACGTGGAAGAACCAGGTGCTGGAGTTCGGCAACTGGCTCGAGAAGCACTTCAAGGACCACCCCGAGTGGTTCGGTGGCCGCAAGGAGCTCGCCGCGCAGCACGGCGCGGAGGAGAAGAGGAAGTACTACGAGCGCTGGTTCGGCCTCCCCGACATCATGCAGATGAAGGAGAAGTTCGTCGAGGTATCGCAGGAGACTCGCGACACCTGGGACAAGAACCAGCACGCGATCGATGACTACTGGAAGACCACCACCGATATTCACGACCACATCGACAAGATTCTCAGCAGCGTCCTCGCGATCCTCTGGGAAGACATCGGCATCGGCCCGGTCACCATCGGCTCCACGACGCGGGCGTTCGAGCGATCGCTGGGGGAAGGTGCGACCGAGCTCCAGATGTTCTCCGTCATGACGCCGGAGGAGAAGCAGATCTACGCCGAAGAGGCGAAGAAGCGTCTCGATGAGTACTGGAAGACCCACAGCATCATAGATTTCCTCAAGGAGTGGGGATCTGGCAGGTCTTCGGAGGAGATCACCGGAGTCAGACCGCCGGCCGGGCTCGAGGAGCGGTTGAAGAAGCAGTCCGAACTCCTCCAGCAGGAGAAAGCCCTCACCGACAACCTCGGGTCCGTCAACGACGCCCTCCGCGGGGATGCGCCTTCGCAGGGGCCGGCGTTTCACAATCGACCGCGTGGCGGTGCTTACGGCGAAAGTAACCCAGAGCGGCTCACGCATCAGTCTTCGCAACCCGGCGGCGGTGCCGCTGCCGAGGCGAGGACGTTCGAGGCGACGAGGTCGACGATCTACTACACCGGCCCGAAGGGATCGAAGTCCGTCACCTACACCGATCCCAAGACGGGGCAGACCTACACCGACCGGACGAAGCCGATCGATCTGCCGACGAGCGGACTGCCGAGCGAGACTCCGGGCATCGCCTTCGGCTACCAAAACTTCCCGCGGCACGGCCGGGAGACCCTCGGCGGCTACTACCAGGTGACGCCGAACGCCGGGCCGAACGCCGGGCGGACGTTCATCCTGCCTCACTCCGACATCGGACCGGGCGCGGGCCGCGGCGAGAGACTCGATTACAACGCGCCCGCCGCGATGCAGGTCTTCGGGACCATGAAGGACGCTCCGGGCGGCGCCGAGCTCAGGTACCTCGGGAAGACGCTGCCGGAGGGCGTCAGCGCCGGTCTCCAGCCCGCTCCGCAGTATGCCTACAGTGGACCGGAGGAGGGCGTCGGGAAGGGCTTCAGGATAGCGGATGCCGTGGCGGCTGCGCAACAGGTGACTCAGAGGGACATGCTTGATCCTGTCTCTCGCCGTCGGTTCGATCGTGGCCAGGAGGTCGACGTTCGCGGCCGGCTGAACGTCAGGGTCGAGGCGCCGACCGGGACGCGGGTGAGGGCCAGCGGCGGTGGGATGTTCAAGGACGGCGTGAGGCTCGATCGGTCGCTGGGGGTGTGACGTGGCGGGCGCAGAGTTCGACGAACTCAAGCTTCAGGTCACGCTCGTCGACAACGCATCGGCGCAGCTGAAGACGATCAAGGACACGCTCGACGCGATCGGGACCGGGAGTCAGACGTCGAACCTCGCGATCCTGAAGCGCCACACGAACGAGCTCGATGAGTCGCTGCGGCGGATGATCGAGACGGTCTCGAAGGGACCGAAGGCGTTCGTCGACCTCGCGCGAAACGTCACCATCGCCGGCATCAGCCTCGGCACCTTCGGTCTCGCCGTCGAGAAGACTATGGAGGCCGCCAAGGGGCTGTCGGAGTCCCTCATCGATCTCCAGCACATCGCGATGCGGTCCGGCCTCGATCCGGCGAAGATCGATCAGATCGCGAAGGCCTACGAGCGCCACGGCATGACCCAGGCGCAGGGTCGACGCGAGGCGGAGGCCTTCTTCAAGCAGGCCGAGGACCTCGAGTTCAGATCGAGCGCCGTGCGGAACAAGCTCTATGCGGAGCTGACGAAGTATCCGGCGGCGCTGAGCCAGGTCGATAAGCTCCTCTACGAGCCGATCAACAGAGCGCCGGACGTCATCGCTAAGTTCAACGCGATGAAGAAGGGGGCGGAGGACCTCTTCGAGTACTTCAAGGCCCAGGGCCAGGCGCCCCTCGGCAGGCGCGTTCGCGAGACCATCCTCGGTGGGTTCGAGGCGCCCGGGGCCGCCAACATCCCCGAGGCGGTCCCGCAGGTAACCGACGTGATGACGGCGGCGATGGCGAAGCAGCTCGAGGCGGCGGAGAGGTATGAGGAAGTCTCGAAGAAGATCAGCCAGGACTTGGAGCTCATCC